CTCGCAATGTAGAATGTTGTCCAGATCCACACCGTAACGGCACACCAGAGCGTCAAGGACGCTCGGCCGGTCAATGGAAGCCCCCGAGACTAAAGGCTTGGTCCATCCATCTTCCGACACTGATAGTGTGGTTCGCCCCATCTTTCCCAACCGCCTCAACATGGTGAGAAACGGCCCAAGTATGGGGTAGTCCTTTGGCAATCCAGGCCACGCGCTCCCTAAAGCCCACGCCGCAGCGCGGACCCCCTCCATTTGATCGCGTTTAGACACGCTATAGAGGCGAGGCTCATGCATGATCTTGCCCAACTTGACAACCTGCGACGGCAAAGGCAGCCAATGCACACCCCCAAAAGTGCCAGCTCGCCACCAGCCTTTTAGGAACGTGCACTGCTTTGGAGCCCAGCGTTCTTGCAACTTGATTGTCAAGCCCAGGGAGGCAGCGATCGCTATCGGACACCGATCAGGCTGCTCATCTACAGTCCACCAAGGCTATGGTCGTCAACGAATTGCACACTGTAGTCATGTCAATTCCGGTCGCCAGCTGTGAGCCAACGGTCCCCTTGATCACCAATCGTTTCCCTCGGTACTTGTATCGCATCGCACACACAGACAGATAAAGATCAATCAACCATCCATTCACGCCCGCTCGGCGCATAATGGAGGCGTGCATGTTCAGCGCCCCAGTTTTCTCTGATTGGTCCATCGCCGTGAAATCCCCCTCGTACAAGGTTGGCACGCTAACCGTGCGCCCATTCGGTAACCTATACGCCGGCCTCACAAGGCAACAGACACTATCATCCCCCGACACTGCAATAAATGGCTCGTGGCCATAGAGGTGAACGCCAACTTGGTCCAGCTTCGCCTCGCTGTACCCCGCCGCGTAGTATATCCTCTTGCCACCGAACAACTTACCGTCGAACAGATGATGGAGCGCGTCAGAAAACCCTCGCGCATCCGGAGCCAGCATAGAGTGTAGTTCATTGCTCAGAACAACGATGGAGCGTGGCTTGATCGACAACAACCCGCGAATTTCGCGCAGATATATCGTCTCATTCCACTTCACCATCACACTCTTGGTTGAGCGCGTCCGTTCTCCCCTCTCGACCTCAGACATGGATCTGAGAAGGTTGATTCCTTTCGCGCCCCCCATGGCCTTTGCACAATCCTCGAGCTCCCAAGGCGTATGGATCGCCTCGGGAATCACCGATAACAGGCTCGCGGTGGTGCAATCCCAAGCACCAACCTCTTCCTGTTTCACGGCGGTATGCAGTCGTTGGACGATGGCAGCCAACGCATTGACGTCGCTGCGATCTGGTTGCCAGAGCAATCCGCATGTAATGGCGACTGGATATATCACCTTGGTCGGCTCGTCGTCTTTCAACAACTCAAACGCCTCTTCCACGGTGACACTTTGTCCGTCCACTTGCACGCTTATTTCTCCCAATCCAACAGTACAGACCATCGATTCAACCTGAACGGATCGGACAACGGCGCCTGCGGGTAGCGCCTCGAATCCAATCACACAATCTTCTTGAATCTCACAGTCCTCATGCTGCTCACTCCAGGCTTTGAATAGCCCACTGGTTCCCTTGCGTTGCTGTCGTCGGTGGGTAATAATGTAGGCCATCCCGATGAACGCCGCCACTATCAGTCCCCCCCACCACTCCGATCTTTCGACCACCACGCCATCGACAGTGATGTGGCCGCGCACTCCAAGCGAAAGTGCGAAATGCATTGCGCCCACCAGGAGAGCCACCGCGAACACGGCTCTCCTGATGCGTGCAGGAGGGATCCGATAGTAGCCTGACGCCACGACTGGTTGTCGTGCTGCCACAATCTCCTCCTCTTCCTGCGCATGGTCGTACCGCAGCCCCCCATATCGTAGAGCTGTTTCCGTTTTCGATGAGAACAAAACGGCGTCCGCCGTCCCAACCACCGCTTGCTCGATGGCCAAAGGGTAGCGCTTTGCTACTTCCTTAGCCACAGGATCAAGCATGATGGCAGTTTTGCACATCGAGACGGCCATATCCATATTGTGCCCCCCCGCTGTCTTCAGCTGGTAAAGGGGGCGCAAGGCCGCCAACGTTTGGGTGTGCACCGTAGCCCCAATGGTATGCGTCAGTTCTGCCTCTGAAAAGGCAAACCTGAAGGGTCCGACCCCCACTGTACGCATCCACCAGAACCAAAGACCCCTGCGTGGCATCGTTAGACGCTCTGCCACACCAACCGTTGGAAACGGGAGGATAACGGCAACGTCTTTCACGAAAGCGCTGTCAAGTGCTACTTTGACCACAACGTATGGCCCGAACACTTCCATAAGCGTGCAGGAAAGGCCTTCAACGGCTCGTTTCCTGACCCACTCCAAGTCGTGGTGGCGCGGATAACAAAAGTCTGCTTGGTCAGGGGAAAAGTTCACCATCCCCTCTGCATCCTTCGTCCACACCCCCTCGACGGGGCCCTGGTAACCGGGCACCTGATCACAGCCGAATTGTCCTGGAAACATCCTCATGATAAGGAACACCTCGCCCTTGCGCGAGAGTCCACACCACTGCTTCAACACGGATGGGGTCACCGGCCCCTGCATCCCTGCCCAGTACACATCGACTGCGATCACCAGATCGAAGAGTCCCTCGAGTGGCACGCGGGGACAGGTCCTGCCTGCATCCCCCGGGTACGTCTCGTCCGGTCCTACAACCACCTGGACTCGCATGCCGTCTTCGCATGCAAGCTTTCCGCCCTCTTTGGTCCAGCCGTTTAGCTTACCCAAACTCTGGTCCCTTGCGGAACCATAGATGGATGCTACTCTGGCGGTCCTGAGACCCTTGAGGTTGACGGCGAATACGGCTTGGGTAGCCAGCATCCTCGCCAAATGGCTAAGTGGATGAGATATGTCTTTCCACCTAGGGGGCTGGGAAACATTCGGAAGATGGCCGCACAATGGCGACCGGAGTTCCAGCTGCGATGGCCACCGCCTTTCGCGCGTAGTACTCCCCGAGTTCCTTACACACCATCGTATCAGGTACGACCGTCTGTGGCACAGACACAACTAGCGTCATGGCGCTGTTGGGTGCGGCAGCTGTCCCCGCTGCCTCAGACGCAACATGGGCAAAGCGACACTTCACTCCATATTTGCATCCAGCGCCACTCGAGAAGAGGCGACAGATAGGACTAGTCTTAGCTGCATCAGCCTTAGACTTGCCCCTCCTAGACCTCCCCCTCCCGGGCGACGACTTGTTGGACTCCTGAGTCAATTGTCTTTACCTTTCGGCGAACG